CAGTATTCCCCTTCTACTCATCAGATGAACTGCGTATAACAGTGTCGGGCAACTGGAGTTTCAACGGGCAGGCTTAAATATTGTATAGACAAGGAACTACTATGTTTTACAGTATACAAGCCCGTAGTAAAAGAGCACAACAAGCACAACGCTTCTTTGATGAAGATGAACTAATGGGTCGCCGTTGTACTAATCTAGTAGAAGCTACTCGCAAAGCAGATGCCTTTGCTGAAGGTCTTAACAAGCGAAAATTTCTCACACAAACGGATTGGATAGCCGAAGTAGTAGAGATTGACAGCCCATTCAAACGTAGATAACACAAAGGCCCCGCTGCTGCTCAAAACACACACAGCTGATCTGGATACTTTAATAGTAGCCAAGTCAATGCGGGACAAGCTTCAGTTTCAATGCGCCAAATCCAATAAGATTCATCTGCATATATGTACGAGCCCGTGCGCATCAGCAACCCATTATCTTGACAATAACGATAGATCACATCGAGTTCACTGCTATTACTAGCACAGGTTACACATACACGCATAGTAATATATTTAATAGTATATACACTGTATACAGCCAAAGGCCCCGCTGCGGTCTATTCTCTATATAAGCTATATGCACGAGTATACACAAAGGCCCCGCTGTGCAGAATTGGCAGGATCAAGAGTCCAAGATGTTCTAGCCGCGAAGCGGAAGCGGCTGCAGATTTTTTGAGCTTCTCTTGGCCGGATAGTAGCGTCTACTGTATACGCAGAGTAGAACCAGAGTCGAGGGAAGAGATTAGTATAAGCGTGTGACTTTTTGACTGTGGGAGAATGAGGAAATTGAGTAGAAAACCATTTTAGCTATGCCTCTCTGCCCCACCCGGACGAAATTTTTTTGACCCTATGTCTATAGACCCCGACGTTGATCGAGACTCTAGGCCTAGAATCCGTTGCACTTTATTGCACTTTTCCACACAATTTCACACTTTTCCTATGATCCTACCACCGTTAGACGGCTCTACACGCATGGGTGGGGAATCTAGATTGCACTTTTCCACAATCTAGATGTACGGTACTAGACTGTGCTCAACTGCTATATACAGTATCTAACCGGACATTCATTATGACTATACATGCATTGGGTTATATCCAGTTTAAAACGCACTCAGTAGCTATAAGTAAAGACTCACGTGGTCTACGTATATACTGCTTTAAGCATACTGTAGATCGCTGTGACTTAGAATCATTTACTGATATAGAACTGGCCGCAGAGTATATACTCACTCCATTCCCTAGTATAGTATATGAGCTAGTGTTTCCCGGGGACCAACCAAACGATTCTGCTTAAAAAGGGGCCGGGACTAATACTTCTGTTTACAATTTTTCTATGTAGATAAGTCTGTTAGTAACCTGTGGATAACTAGGGTGTGGATAACCTGTGGGAATCCTGTGGATAACTTTGCCTGCAGGTCTAGCCGAAAAGTTATCCACACGTTATCCACACGTTAGTTAGCGCCAACTAACTTAGGTCTTGCAGGCACAGTCGCCGTCCACCCCCACTTTGTTCGAACATGCGTTATTATAGCACGTTTGGGCAGACCTGTCAACAACCCTACAGGCTCTGTGTGTTCTTTTAGCCACAGTTGACGTTTTGGGCTAACTGCGCTATAATAGCAACTTAGCAACAAAGGAGCGCCTATGTTTAATACTGCAAAAAATACTATTGCAAAAGCAAAATTAGTTTATAATAAACAAAAAGAATTATATAAATTAGTTGTTGCATTTAATGTGCATATTAAAGAAAAAGATAATGGGGATATTGTGCATATATTCCCTACGCAAAAAAAATGCGATTATGTTAGCGGAGATATTATATATGAGGAATTGCAAGCAGAGTTAATACGTTTAACAGCTACAGCTAAAAAGCAATTACGCACAGATAATATAGAATTTGTTTAATAGTTAATAGTTAATAAAGGAAACATAATGTTAGAAACTACAAAAGATAAACTTACTAGTTTAATGTTGCAAATGCAAGAGATTATTATGGAGGATTATGAAGATAATGCCGACATACAAGATGCATTTAATGCATTAGCAAGCGCATTTGATTATTATATAGAAGATTAATATTATCTAATAATAATCGGCTGTGGCTTAGATGCCACAGCCCGAGTGCGGGGCAGTTGACAGTTTTGGCTCGTAGTGCTATAATAGACACATAGTAAGGAGAGAGCGATGACAAGACGTACACCCAGATCAGACTGCAACTACATCATCTACGCTATGACTAGCGAGCGTGGTGATAGCTATATTGGCTTGACTCGCAAGAGCTTGCCTAACACAGACAAGGTCATAGCAGAGCGTTGGAGAAAGCACAAGTCACGTGCTGTTAACGAAAACAGACTCTGGGCCTTGTACATCTACTTGAAGTCGGGCGGTTTGGCTATGACTTGGCAACATGAGGTCATTGCTGTGATCCGTGGCCGTAAAGAGGCTTATGCTTACGAGCGTGAGTTGGTCAAGCTGTTTGAGCCAGAGTTGAACGATCAGTACCTATAACCCATCAGTTGACAGGGTTATAGGTTTCTGCTATAATAGACACATACACACACAAAGGAGCTGAAATGAAACAAGATTACACTATGTACATCTACAAAGCAGACAAGCGCACAAAGAGCGGCGAGCGCCTGTTTTCAACTACAGTTTGGCAAGACCGTACTGCGGAAGCTATGCGACACGAGTGCGACGGACTCTACTGGCTGTACCCTGCGAGCAAAGGCTGGCGCTTTGAGTACTTTCCCACAATGAAGACTGTGAAGAACTTGATGAGCGGCAAAGATGTTCAAATAGCACACGACACACCTCGTAGTTGTGATCCCTCTAGCGAACTCTACTGGAGCATGTGATGTACCGTTATGTATGCCAAATGTATTACAAAGACAAACTGTATTCTGGACACTATTGGGGTGAGGAGTACAGTCAGGCCCGTGCCTGTAAAGAGATGATAGAACTATGCCGCTACAGGCCAGGCATGCGGTTTGTGTTGACAGACTACCGGACTGGTGCTATAATTAAGGCTATAGAACACGTTAAGACTGACGTGACAAAATACACTAAGGAGCGACACTATGCGGTATTATGACGAACTGGCTGTTTACGAGCGCAACGGCTTTGACATCATTGTGGACAAAAGCTATGAAGACCTGGACCCAAAAGACTGTTTCGATGACGAGTGCTTTGACCTCAAAGAGATGTACAGAGACATCGAGTGCGGCAACTTGGACTGGTTCATGCTCCGTGTCCGAGTTATGGTTGAGAACATCGAACTCAGTTCACAGTTCCTGGGCGGATGCTTATACAAGGACGCCCGCGAAGTACTTACAGACGGCACAGCAGAAGACCTCATTGCTGAAGCGTTGGTAGAAGCCAAGCGGGATGTCTACAGACTATACAAAAAGTTCCAAGACATCAGCTGGGAACTAGATGCGGAAGGCGCAACTGCATGACACGAACAGAGATAGACGACCTACTGCAATGGACAGGGGCGGCTGCAATCATAGCAGGCCACGTGCTCAACGCTGTGGGTCCCAGCATGTACCCCTACAACATTGCGGTGTTCGCTGTGGGCACGGTGGCGTTCTTATCATGGGCCTGTCGTGTGCGCAACGTGCCGCAGGGTGTGGTTAACGTTGTGGCATTAACCATAGGGCTAGTAGGGTTATACAACGCATACACTTGACATTTTGGATAAAGTGCGCTATAATACATTTTTAATAGGAGCGAAAACTATGCAAAAAGTGTATGTACTGCAAGCACAAGGGCTTGGCAACAACGAATACGAGTTTTACAACATCGGTGTATACGATAGTATTGATAATTTAGAAAATGCTAAACAAAACTTTACACGCGAAATGAACGACAACGGACTTGAAGATGTAGTACTTAATATTGAGGAATTTGAAGTTAACGCATAATAACACTACTGTGCATAGGGTCTTTTACACAGCATTTGACATTTTGGACTTGCTGTGCTATAATACACACATGTTAAACAAAAAGGAAATCAAATTGCGTAAATTAAGCAACACACACGCTCTAGCAATTAACAAGTTAATGCTGCCTCTCATTAGTACATTAGCACATATTGATGACGATAATGATATTAATATGTACAAAATGTATGCGGACGATATTGCACATAATATTGCTGCATTATGTGTGTTTAATAACACATTAGATGCGGAAGTATTACACGATAATATTATGCGACAAGATACTTGCCCACGCGAGCATTTTTATACTGTATTACAGTATATTGAAGATAATAAGTTAATATCTGCTAATATGTTTTGTTGCAGATAAACAACAAAAGACCCTACACACAGTAGGGTCGGTTGACGAGATAGCGAAACGAGAGTATAATAGATACATAGACAGTTAGAAAAGAGCAAAGGTTACCTACACCGTTAGGGCTCTGGGAAGATTGCAATACCGACGGGTGTTGATCTAGTCCAGGTCATGAAGCCGAACAGCAATGTTCAGAGAAGCGGCGGATATGGTAGGCAGTAATGATGAAGGCAGACGATCTAGCAGACGGTGCTAGCGCCTAGTCCGGAGTTCCTTTACTCTTTTCTAACTGAATATTAACAAGGAGCGAACCTATGTCAAACTACCCTAACATGAGCTACTGCATGGTTGAGAACACTTTGTCTGCATTGGGCCAAGTGATGGAAGCCATGCGCGAAGAAGGTCCTATGTTCTTGCGTGAGTTGAACCGTACAGAGCAACGAGCTTTCAAAGAGCTGTTCGGCATGTGCGAGGACTTCCTCACTGCCGCAGAGGAACTAGAGGACGAGTGCGAGAGAGACGGACAGCCCGACGAAGCACAAGAGTGGGCAGACTTTGATCCGGACTGCTAATAACCCGCAGGTTGACAGGGTTACTGATTGGCAGTATAATAAACACTTAAACACACAGGAGCGCATATGATTACAGCAGACACACTAGAGGTTCTAACCTCCTACAGCCCACAGTACCTAACCAAAGCCGCACAGAACGCAGGCTACAGAGGTCCTAACTTCAGCTCATGCAAGTTCGTAGGCATTACCAATGGCGGCCAGTTCTGCTATATGGCGGTGTTTCAAGTAGAGGGCGGTACTGATAGTACTAAAGTATTCCTTACATATGACCATGCAGAGGATAGGGTCTTTGCAGACGTACAGTTGACAGACTGGGCATAAGCTGTTATAATACATACTTACACAAACACACAAGGAGCTAGAAATGGGAACACGAAGCACTATTGCATTGGAATTCGCAGACGGTACAGTTGAGCAGGTCTACTGCCACTGGGACGGTTATCTTGCACACAACGGGCAGATCCTGCTCAAGCATTACTCAAATCCTTTCATCCTGCGTGACTTGATTGACTTGGGAGACATCAGTTCACTCAAGCCCACCATTGGCACCAAGCACGCCTTTAGCCACTTTGGCACAACATTGGATCAAACTGCATACGATCACCTCTACGGCGAGATGACCACATTCTACGGACGCGACAGAGGCGAAACGGGTGTAGACTCTAAGAAGTTCAAAGACTACGAGGACTACGTTGCGAATCACCAGTATGAGGAATACGACTACATCCTGCGCAACGACAACGGTGTGGCTGTTTGGTTTGTATCAGATCACGACGGCGCCTATGTTACATTGGAGTCAGCTATTATGGACGAACAAGATCGTATTGCACAAGAGGAAACAGCATAATGAGCATGATGAAAGACTTATCCTACGACATTCAGGAACTCTACATTGAGGGCTTCAACAGCCGTGCAATCGCAGAGGAACTGAACTGTCCAATCGAAATCGTATTGGGTGCGCTCAAAGAGATGAATGTAGCAGACGAAGTTCCTAAGGGTTGGGACGTTGTAGAGTTGTAAAAATACAACACCTACAGTTGACAGGTTGACTGTTTGGCGCTATAATTAAAACTTACACAAACACACAAGGAGCGATAGATGCAAGCATTACAGAAATTTGTAGACCAGAAGAATCACTGGAATTCATTCTTCAAAGGCGAACAGTTTGAGATTAAGACTGCTAAAGGTCGTCAGCGTGTCGCAGATATGATTGACAGCTCTTTGAGCCCTGAGAATTTGACCTGCGATGGCGAACTGCCTCGCTCAGAAGTCAATCGTCGTTACAAAGAGTTGACCACTGCGGCCAAGCAATTGAAGAAGCTGGACCCTAGCGTTACATTCTACGAGTGGGAAGCGGAGATTATCTAATGACTTCAGAACGCGAAATGCTGATAGATCAGGTCCTAGATCAGATCAAGAAAGATGTAGATGCAGGTGACTTTACTGCCATCCATGAGATGCTTATAGAACTGCCCGACGAAACCTTGTTAGCCTACTTACCTGAGGAGATGCGATAATGCCTAATTGGTGTAACAACTCGGTAGAGATCTACCACGATGACCCAGCAATGATTGAGCGGGTGCGCGAAGCATTCAACAAGGGTGCGTTACTTAACGAGTTCATTCCTATTCCTGAAAGTCTTAAGATTGTAGCAGGCTGCGTCGGTGATCCTGATGAACAGAAGAAACTGGAAGAAGACACAGCTCGTAACCGTGTGGTACACGGCTATGGCAACTGGTATGACTACTGCGTCAACGAGTGGGGCACCAAGTGGGATGTAGGCGGTGATAACCCTGCACAGGACATCCCAGGTGGATTGTCTTTGGGCTTTGAGAGTGCATGGGCTCCTCCTTGTGCAGCCTACGAGAAGCTCACAGAGCAAGGCTTCCGTATTAAGGCTATGTATTACGAGCCTGGCATGGCATTTGCAGGCATTTGGGAGGACGGCATTGATGACTTCTACGAGTATGGCGGCCTAGACAGTGCAGGCATTGCTGAAGAACTGCCCGTAGAGTTAGACGAAGCATTTTGTATCTCAGAAGATGTAGCACAGTGGGAAGCTGAGAATGCTGAGGAAGAAGAGAACATCGACATCGATCTTGATGGTGGGGTGAGTGCGGTAAACGAACAGGAACAACAAAAATGAAAACAAATAAAGAAAAGAATACAGAACACGATAAGAAAGAACTATTGCGTGTTCGTCCTACAAATCAACGATATGACTTCACAGCCCTTGAAGCCGCTATTAGGAGTTGGTTCAAATGAGTAGACTAGCATTATACGGTCGCCCTTGGGTTGTATTCGATGCTAAGAACAGAGAACACCGTCAATGGTTTGCTGAGTTCAACAAGTCGGGTGCGTGGGGCAAGTGTCCTGTGCGATTCGTAGTGAATGATGATCACGGCGATCTGATTACTCAAATTCAACGAGAACTGATCCAGTTCTATGTGGATAAAGAGTTTGGCACTATAGAAAAGCCAAAGATACGCCCAAAAGCTGTTGTAAAATTACAACAACGATTTGGTTGACACTTTGGTTGAAAGACGCTATAATTAATGCTTACACACACTAAACAGGAGTTAGATATGCAAGCAGTCGCTACAGTGATTACAGAACAGTTGGTGCAAGACGCAGTCAACGAAGCAGGCATTCAAGCCCGTACAGCCGCTAAGGCATTCCACGCCAAGCACGGCGATCGTGATGCTTGTGGCTTTGCTTGGGTAAACGTCTTTGGCGTTCGCTCTAATTCAAAGTTGGGCAAGTGGCTACAAGCCGCTGGCTTCCGTAAGGACTACACAGGTGCATTGAGCCTGTGGAACCCAAGTGGCTTCCCTACTCAGTCAATCAGCATTTTGGAGGCGGGTGCAGAAGCCTACGCCCAAGTGTTGAAAGACAAGTTGGGATTGGACAAGGTCTACGCTGGAAGCAGATTGGACTAAACGAATACGGTTTGGTTAGCCAAAAGTCATTGACAATGGGCTAGCCAGACTGTATAATAAGCATATGGACAAGAAGTTCATATTTTACACACACATAAGGAAAATTAAAATGGCTACAGATAAATTGTTTACAGTTGTTGGTACATCTAAATTGGACGGCGAGACTAAAGTTCGCTTCGCCAATGACACCATGCGTATCAAAGTACTTCAGAAGCACGGTCACACAGACATCGTGTTGGTTCCCCTTGAGACTCCTATGACTAAGCTGGAAGCAGTTCAGTCTATCCAAGGCGATGACTTGTTTGCGGGTGCGGCATCACAGGCTGCTATCGCTGACTACTTGGATTCACATACTCCTAAAGTCAAGTCAGTGGCTACCCCTACAGCCACTAAGAAGGCCGCTCCTAAGGCCACTCCTAAGGCCAAGGCAACTGCAAAGGTTGCTGAGAACGAAGACGCTCCGTTCTGATTTACAACACCGTAACGCATTGATTCATAAATAATTGATGCGTTACGGTGTATCATTTTCAACAGACTACTTGAACGGGTGCGTGGTCATCCGCGATTTCAAGAGTATCCCACAAGGTAGAGTCCTCTGTATTGTCCTAAGAGACAGCAGGGACGAAGCTGAACAAGAAGCACAGATGATCTGTGATCTATTAAACAAACAACAATCATGATTTGGGTCCAGTACGAGGTTTGGGGCGTCGAAGAGGACGGCCACGAGGAACTAATTGAAACAACTAACAGCCTTAAAGAAGCTAGAAAGATAGCTGAAGCTGCATTGACAGATGAGATTGTTGAGTGTATAATATACAAAGAAGAAGACGGCGAACTCTACGAAGAGGAAGTTGTCGTTAAAGAATAACGCGAGTGTGACGAAATAGGTAGACGTAAGAGACTTAAAATCTCTCGCTGTAATGGCGTGCCGGTTCGATTCCGGCCACTCGTACCAGTTAGGGCCGTTAGCTCATTTGGTTAGAGCAGAGGACTCATAATCCTTTGGTGGAGTGTTCGAATCACTCACGGCCCACCAGAATCAGACAGTAGCTCAGTTGGATAGAGCAACGCCCTTCTAAGGCGTCGGTCGGGGGTTCGAATCCCTCCTGTCTGGCCATGTTGTATTTTTACAACACTCGATTGGTTGACACTTTAACCAAAAGGCTGTATAATTAAGACTTAAACAGCAAATAGGAGCGCGATATGGGTTACAAGGTACAGAACACTGTAGATGCAATGCGTGACAACTATGGCCCACGCAAGGGCTTAGAAGGTCCTTACAACTTCAACGGCAGAGTGTTGTATTATGACAACAAAGAGGGCAAGTACTATGACCCACGCTCAGACTTCTACGTGAGCCATTCAGAGTACTTCCAAATCGTAGGGCTATTGACAGCCTGAGCGTTTGGCAGTATAATAAACACATAGCAACAAGGAGCAGACATGTATAGAGAACACATTGTAATTGATACCCGCCACGGTGGCCCATACGATCGCGGCATGGCAGACAGCTACTACCGCAGAGGCAGGACGCCACACTATTACATGGCAGACACAGGCAGTTCACCCCGTGTAGGCTACAAGGACATGACGCCCGATGAAGTAGAAGCCTACAATGCAGGCTATGATGACAACGAAGAAGCTGGTGATTACAAGGATTGGGGTTGATATGAAACTGTTTGAAGCTACTGTACGCAGGCCAGATGGCTCAGAGTTCAAAGACCGGGTGGGTGCAACAGATGCACAGGAAGCCCGCAGACTGTTGCAAGAACGCCACGGTCCCCGTGCTATTCCATATGTGCCGCATATGATCCCCAGTTAACCCTTCGGTTGACAGGGTTACCAAAAGACAGTATAATTAACACATACACACAGCAACAAGGAGCGAACCAAATGGCTAAACTATTAATTACCACCCAGACTTACGAGAACTATGGTGCCCACGATTGGGACGGCGTTGGCGAATGCCCACAGTACTGGAAAGCCAAGGGCGGTTCAGACTACGTGGTCAAGAAGGTCAATGTCAACAAGGTCACAGAGACTGTGATGGGTGTACGCTCGCAGATCGAGTGCGACAACTACGCCTTCCGCGAGACAATTATTGATTGGACCATCGTGGCTGACGATGCGCTCACAGAGTTTGAGCAGAGCCAGTTGGCCTACGAGGGCAAGATCCGTTATGGTTCTAAGGAGATCACATGGTAATCCAATTTAAGACAGACGAGCAGAAGCGTATTGCAGACCTCTTATGGAGCTGTCAAAGCCAACAAGAAGTCAATGTGGTCCTGCGTGTCTTTGGCATACAGGGCTACATTGTCAAAGAGATGATCCTAGCCGCTACATACGATCAAGTAGAAGATGTGGCTTTAGCGCAACACTACCTAAAGCCCTTCCAGTTGACAGGGTTATGATTTGACGCTATAATAGATACATACAGACACAAAAGGAGCACAAGATGAGAGACGAGATACTTGCAAAGCTAGCAGAAGTAGAAGCTATGCTATTAGAGGCAACGTTGGACGGAGAGCAACTTGCAGAGATGGCCTGCTTTGAAGAAGTAACAGGTGCATTGAACACGCTGACAGAAGCGGTTGACTACTACGTGGATTGAGTGTATAATTAACACATAATAAGAAATAAGGTTGCTGAAGTAAAGAGCACGTAAGGACGCTGAGGAACAGTGTTAAAGCCCTAGAGGAACTAGGGCACTTAGGTGGGGCAACGGTTGACAGAGCGATAGATTGGCAGTATAATTGACACATACACACACAAAAGGAGCGAGAGATGACTAAAGTAAATTATGATCGTTTTGCTAGTTTTGACATTAACGAGTGCTGTGACTATTTTGACAGCGAGAAGCAGAGCAACTGGAAGAAGATAAACAAGTTCATCGTAGCAGATGGACAAGAGTACGCACACATTATGGAAACAGAGTTTGACTTTGACGAAACGGGTGCAAACGAGTACGAGGCCTTCCAAGCAGGTGTTAAGTATGCACTGACCAAGATGAACATTGCCTTTGAAGCTGCCGCGGTGGACCTCCAAATATGCGAGGTAGACTTAGTAGAGAGCATGGGCTTTGTGCTGGTACGTGCAGATGACGAGCCCGAGGACTTTGTAAAACGAGTGCTGAAGAAGCCCGTTATGATGGTTGACAGCTGGGTCTAAAGCTGTTATAATAGATACTTAAACAACACACAGGAGCGACCTATGCGTACAGTACAAGAGATTAACCAAGCTATTATGTTTGGCGACTTCACCAATGTAGAGCTGTCCAGCATCATTGATGCTGTTAAATGGAAACGTGCTACCCTAGCCAAGCTGACCAAAGCCAGTTTGGCAGTAGGTGACTCAGTAGAGTTTACCAGCTCAAAGACAGGCATGACCCTGCAAGGTACAGTAACTAAGATAGCCATTAAATACGTAACGGTGAGAACACCACAAGGTGCTTGGCGAGTGCCTGCTAACATGTTGTCCAAATTGGATGACTTGGTAGCGTATTAATAGTATAATAACTTTTTAACTAGTAAGGAGCGACAATGGCTAGCAAATTTAAGGCAATCAGTTTGGAAACAGTAAAACCCTCACGAGGCACCACAGCCTCATTTGATCTCGCTCATCCTAAGAGCGACAGCACACTCAACGGCGTAACAGACGCAGAGATTATGGAACGTCTGCGTGAACGTTTCACCATACTAGACGACATGACCCGTGCCGTTAAGAAGGGTGATGTACGTGCTATGATCGTAACAGGTCCCCCAGGCGTAGGCAAGAGCTTTGGTGTAGAGAAGGTACTGAGCAAGCACGATGTGTTTGCAGACGTAGCACAGAACGAGAAGCTGAAGAAGTATGAAGTGGTCAAAGGCGCTATGAGTGCTATTGGCCTGTACTCAAAGCTATACGAGTACAGTGATAAGAAGAGCATCCTAGTGTTCGATGACTGTGACTCAGTGCTGTTAGATGACCTCTCCCTTAACATCCTTAAGGCAGCATTGGACAGCTCTAAGAAGCGTATGATCCACTGGAACACAGACAGCAGACTGTTACGTAGTGAGGGTGTGCCCAACAGTTTCGAATTCAAGGGTGGTGCTATCTTTATCACTAACATTAAGTTTGACAACGTTAGAAGCAAGAAGCTACGTGATCACTTGGAAGCATTAGAGTCACGCTGCCACTACTTGGACTTGACTATTGATACTGAGCGTGAGAAGATCTTGCGCATTAAACAAGTAGTAACCGAGTGCGGTATGCTGGACGACTACGAGTTTACGGACTTGGAGAAGGAAGTGTTGATTGACTTTGTAGATGATAACAAGAAGAAACTGCGAGAGCTAAGTCTTAGGACTGTGCTTAAAATAGCAGACTTGAAGCGTAGTATGCCAGCTAACTGGCGTGCTGTTGCAGAGGTTACATGTATGCGTAGAGCATAACTGTAGCAGGGCCTGGCCCTGCTAGTACACGTAGGTCCGATTCGCTCCCGGCAGTATATTTAGCAGGCTAGCCCATGTAAACACTGAGAGGTGTTTCAAATCCCAACTCTTCCGATTCGCTCCCGGTAGGTTGGGATTTTTTTTGGTCGAGGGGTCTGGTGGTCGAGGGCGATTGGTGGGGTCGGGGTTTATATATTATATTATTAATACGCAATTATTACAGCTTAGTGGTGCTAAATCACCAGCACAGAAAGAAAAGTACTCCACCTTAATTTTTTGCGCGGCAATTTTTTTTTGAGCTGTAGACCCATTTCGGGTATAAATATTTGCACTATGCGCTTACATGAAATCACTGAAAACCTCGCTACACTAGCCAAAGGTGCAGCCACTGCCCTAAAGTCCGCCCCCACTGTAGCCAAAGGTACAGATCGTGTTGCAGAGCTATTGCAACGTCAACAAGCCAATCTAGCGCAAATAGATCAACTAGCCAATTCAAGAGACTTCCGTGCCCTACCAGATGCTCTACAGCGTCTAAAGCAGTTTCACAGTGACTTATACGATATAGCTCATGTAAACAGTCAGAATACTCGAGTAGTTGCAGAAGTCAATCGTCTACGTGATGAACTAGTGCCCGTATTACGCAACATGGAAATCAACACTAATCAACCTGGTGCTACAGCCATGTTTCTACAGTCAATATCTCGTGAGCTAGTACCAGTGCTAAAAGATAGACTACGTTCATTAGAAGCTCTAATTAAAACCTCGACTACGGAGTAGTCTGCTAGGGCGTAGCCGCTAGCATTGATAGTCTTTACTGTAAACTAACCATGGCTTTACTGTTTAGTAGCTACAGCAATTTTTTACGCGACCAATTTTTTATCCCT